CCCGGTCGAGGCCAGTGTTGTTCCTGCCCTTACCGCTTGGCGTGGAGCCCTCGGTCGGGGCGACGTCGACACCGCAGATCTCGCGGAAAGAGCAGCGCGACTTGCACTCGTACCCCCCGGCGATCTTGCCTTCACGGGGCAGGCGCGTGGCGCTCTTGGCACCCAGCACCCGCTTGGCCCGGGCGTGCAGTTCATCGGTGCGGCCCTCGACATACTGTACGCGGCACTCGGTGATGTCGTCGAAGTTCGACGCGTCCATGTAGATGATCACGCCGTGCGAGAACGGGTAGTCGGGCAGGTCGAAGCTGTCGCGGTAGGCGTCGACCAGATCCATGCCTGCCTGCAGCTGCGTGACGTGCTCTGTCTTGGGCAGTTTGGTCTTGTTGGTGCGGGGGTCGATGGTCTTGAACTCCACACCGATCATGGCCTTCGCTTCGTGGTCCACGACCACGCCGTCAGGCGTCGCCGATATCAGGGTGTCGGGGCACTGGATGCTCAGCTGATCATCGCCTGCGTACCGTAGGTCGACGTTGGCCAGCTTGAGCATCTTGACCATGTAGAGCTCGCCCCACGAGCCGCGACGGGCGAAGCCCCAGCTCTGCTCCTCTGCCTTCTCGGGCTGGTTCTTCATGTACCACTGCTTGCGGATGCAGGTATCTGCTTCCGAGGCGTTCATGTAGGACGCGCGGATCTCAGGATCGAAACCCTTGAGGGCGTCATAGGCGCGCGCGCCTGTGATGATGCTGTCCTTAAAGCTCATCGTAGGTCGCCTCCAGCCGTGCCTTGTCGTAGGTCGCCTCCATCGCCAGACGAGCGATGGTCTTCTCGAGGCGGGCGATCAGGATAGCCTGCCTGTCGAGGCGATCCTCCTGCTGCTCGATCTGCTCGAGGCGCAGCGCAGCGAACTCGCGCTCGCGCACCAGCTCCTTGGCGAGGCCGTCGACCAGCGCGTCATGTGCGTCTGCCTCCTGCCTCTGCTCTTCAGCGCGTCGGAACATGGCCCAGAACAGGCCGTTGGCCGGGGCCTCAGGCTCGAACGTGGTGCCGCTCAGCTTCGCGCCAACGCCAGCGTCGAGGAACTTTAAGTACCCCTCGTCGGTCAGCACGTCCTTAATGCTTGGTGGTTGTGACATCGTATACTCCCTCAGGTTTGATGATGTTTGCCAGACCGCGCAGCATCTCCGCCAGCTCAGTCCTAAGTACGTCAGCGCGGGCCTCTTCTTCAGTCCCCTCGGCGTCGTCGCACGCAGCCTCGATACCCTCTGCTATGTCCCTGATGATGACCATCGAGGTGTACGTGGGGCACTGCCCGTAGATGGCGCACAGCTGGCTTACCAGCTGGTAAGCCCTGTGCGAAATCTCGTTCATTGCCATGTCGTTGTGATCACCCATTGGTCACCTCCCTTCCGACCTTGTTGAAATAGTCTGCGCCCCATGCTTTGTTCCGTGCGATCCGGCCCACTGCCTCCTCGAGCTTGTTGTCGCCGCGCAGGATGTCGACGTGGACGTGCTTTTTCTGACCGTAGCGCCACAGGCGGGCGTAGAACTGGTCCATGATGGTGGGCGACCAGTCCTCCTCGACCACGACGATCTGGCTGCCGCCCTGCTGCAGGTTCAGGGACACGCCCATCGCTGCGATCTGACCTACGATGACCTGCAGGCCCCCGGCGTTCCAAGAGGAGCACACGGCCTCTTTCTGGAGGGCGCTCTTGCGCCCGTCGATCACGCCGATGGTGTAGCCGCGCTTCGCCAGCTCGGCCTGCAGGGCGTCGATCACATCGGTGTGCCACGCTCCGACCAGAATGTTCTGGCCGCTCTCGACCCGCTCAGCGATCTCGATTGCTGCGGCCTTGACCTTGGCAGCTCCGAGCTCACGGCGGATGGTGGCCAGCGCAGGATCCTTGTTCTCGACGGCCTTCTGCAGATCCGCCAGCTTCATCTTCGATACCTCGGCCAGCTTGGTCTTGAGCTCCGGGCTCATGTCCAGAGGGATGGTGTAGGCATTGGTGGTCAGTGGCGGCATGTCCTTGAAGACCTCGTCGAGGTCAACACGCAGGGCGTGGCCCCCCTTGTACACCCAGTCTGCCAGCTCCTCGCCGTTCCGGTTACTGACGACCATCTTGACGGGCCACCGGGCCCCGGGGAACTTGCGCTCCTGACGGACGGTGAACCGTATCTGGAAGCGCTCGATGGCGGTGCCCCCACAGCGCTCCTGCATGCCAGCCAGATCGGCCCGGCACATGAACGCGTACATGTCGTCGTGCCAGCGGGTGATTGGGGTGCCGGTCATGAGCCACGAGTACACGGCCCCAGAGGTGATGCCGCCCTTACCGAGGACCGCCTTGGTCCGCTTGGCGCTGGGGTTCTTCAGGGCGTGGCTCTCGTCGCAGATCATCACGCTGTCGACGATCTGGGCCAGCCAGTCGCGCAGCTCGATCTGCCGCTTCTGGGCGATGGCGTAGCTGACGATCAGGATGTGCGCCGCCGTGTCGATCTTGGTGGATCCGGTCTTCAGGATCTGGCCCTTCGCTCCGAGGTAGGCCTCAGCCTCACGCTGCCACATGGGCAGGGCGATGGGAGGAGCGATGATCAGGACGGCGGTGGTATCCAGCGACTTGGCCGCGTCGAGCGCAGTGAGGGTCTTTCCGGTGCCCATGCCGAAGAACAGGCCCGCGAACTTGCGCGATGCGAGAAAGGCAGAGCCCTGCTTCTGGTGGGGAAAGAGTTCGTAGGTCATGTGGTGATCCTTGCTTGTCTGCTTGCTGCGTCAACGGGTCTATCAGCTGCTGAACTACCCGTCAATCAGGTTTTTCGTTTGCGGCCAGAGCTGCATGGCGCGATGAAGAAACCGGCGGTAAACCCGCCGACTAGGTAGGTGAGGCTGTCCATCAGTAAGCCTTTCCGTTGGCAACCCGGTTCGCCGGTTTGTGGTCGGCCCGGTTGCGGTTGAAATCCAGCTTCTCTAGGATCGCGCCGCCCAGATCGAGGCGCATGGCCCCGGCGAGGTCGAAGATGCGGATCACGGCGTCGGCCAGTTCGACCTCGATGCCTGCACGGTGCGGCAGCTTGTCGTCCATCAGGCCCTTGCGGTCGGCCTCCATCGCTTCCGAGATTTCGGAGACGATCAGCATCAGCTTCTCCGGCACGGACCCTTGGAGCGGCTGGCCGGTCCCGGGGTTGTGCCACCAGCCCGCCATGTAAGCCGACCCGTGGCACACGAATGTCAGCGAGGAACAGCCCTCTTTGATGAACTTTTCATCCGCCTCGACAGCCTCGGCAAATTCCCGCACCGGGTCGCTACCGGCGCTCAGAAAGCGGTTGCGGTGTACGAACAGGCATTCCATCGCGCCGGGATCGAGGGTTGGAATTCGATTTTCATTTTCGGTTTTCATTTTCTGGATTTCCTTTGGTTGGGAGTTAAACTTTCGGACGAATGACCGGCCCAAGGCTACGTCCGTGGGCCGATCAGCTTGCCAGCTTGGCAATATCTTCGGCCTTGCGTGCGGCAATCGATGAAACTGCGGCTGTCGTGCATGTCAGGACCTCCACGATGCGAACAGTCCTGCCACGCTCGCCAGCAGCCACATGAACATGGCCCAGAACGCAGCCTGCCCGTGGGTACCTCCAGAGGCGTAGACCGAGTCGAGGGTGCTGGACATGACGAAGGCAGGGAACACGACGACACACGCCATGCCCCACAGGATCTGGAAAAACACGGCCATCACACCACCGCCTTCCGCGCCGAGACGCTGAAACTGAGTGAAGGGTTGCCGACCTTGCGGCAGTACTTGAGCTTGTACTCTGGTAAGAACCGCTCGACGGACTTGGCGTCGTAGTACGCGCGGCCTGCGACCTTGGCGATGGAGACCCGGGCGAACTCGCCCTCCAGCTCCTCGACACCCATGCTGAGCAGGGCGTCCTGTATGGCCTTCTCGATCAGGGCGAGATCCGCCTGCTGCGCCTTCAGGGCGAGGTACTCGTCGGCAAGGTAGTTGCCGGGCTTGTAAACGATCTTGGACATTGTGGTGACCTTTCTGCTGCTTGCTGCGTTAATCGAGGTTAATGTTCCAGCTGCCCAAGGGGGCGTTGCTGTCGTCGCGGATGGTGCCGTAATCAGCACCCAACCTGAGCCTCTCGACCAGCTCCCGCGCCATCAGATTGGCGAGGGCCTCGAGGGGGGCGGGGCCGAGGTCCCGCCCGCTCAGGTCAACACTCAGTACCAACTCAAACCGTTCCATCTGTCGTCTCCCTTCGACTGATAACTATCAGCTGCTGATAGTGTCGTCAAGGGCCTTTCGTGCGGCTGCTGCGCGCTCCTTCTCGACGGCGCGCATGAAGGCCTTGATGATCCGGTCGTACTGCTTCCTGCGCATGGCCTCGGCCACGTAGCCGTCTGACATGCCCATGAACCGGGACAACGCGGAGTAGCTGGGGAAGAGCCTGCCTCCCATGGCAATCTGCTTGTGCAGGCCGTTGGACGTCTTGTGCGACGCTCCGAACCCCCGGCCCATGCCAGCGTTCTCCAGAGTTCCCCTGTTGAGGTGGCTGGAGATGGTGCTGGGGCTCACGTTCAGGGCACGGGCGGCGGCTGCCGCGCTCTTGTAGCGCCGCCCCCTGATCTCGATGGGCATGGAGAGGCTGGACATCACTTGCCCCCCTTCTTGGCCGTGGCCGTCAGCTCGAGGCGGCGGTCGGTCACGACGTGCAGGTCGCGGCCCATCAGCTTCCAAGGCTTGCCCGGTGCCAGAGGCGGCAAGAGCATAGCCTCCCGTGACGTCTGGCTCAGACCCTGCAGGGTCTGCAGCTCCTCCAGATCGCAGTGAAACTCGGCGGCGTAGCCGAGCTTCTCGTGATCCTTGATCATGCGTTCGATCTTCTTGATTGTCGTGGCCAGCGCCTTGATCTTGTCCTCGGGAAGGCGGGGCACGTCCTGTTTCTCAGTCGAGGTGAAGGGGGTTTCTTCGGTCATGGTCAGTCTCCTATGGTTCAAGTTTCGTCACGGTCGCCCAGCAGAATGCGGAGCATATCGGGATGATTTTCGGCCATCAGTTCGATCAGGTTTGCACCCTCGGGCTGCGTGCCTTCGACTCTCTTCGCGCAGGCTTCAAAAGCCTCATCCAGATCGGACATAAAGTTGGCGCGGATCGCAGATTCGCGCGTGGTATGAGTCACGCCCGTCTGATCGACATAGACGGTCTTGGTCTCGGGCTTGGTAGCCCCATAGATGGAGCGCCGGGGCTCGGGCGCGCGGGGGGCATAGTGATCCTCGCACGGGCCTAGCACGCCACGCTCAAATCGCTCCATACACTTAGGGCATTGTCCAAATTCAGGCATCGGTATGGTATCCTCTGGGTTGGTGGTCATGGTCTCATTGACGCGGCCCATGGTCAGGGCCGCGCTGATCAGATCATGTGCGGTAGTCACGAGTCACATGCAGTTCTCCGGCGACAACGAATTGCAGCCGCAGGCCTTGCCGGATCTGGTCAATTATCTCGTCGTCATACTCGTCGCCTTCGATCTCCTCATGGCGCAGGATCGCTATCTGCCGCAGAATTTCATCCTCGTCGGACGCGGCCACCCCCTCCAGTTAGTAGATCAACGGCTCCGGATAGACAGGTTTGAACGGGCTATCTACCTCTGTCACGATTACGGTTATCGACCCGCTGGATTCGTTCCACA